CCAATATATCGTATTCAGCTAAACAAGACATAGTAAGGAGAGAATCATGTTAGACTTTAAAGTAGACGGTATTAAGTGCCGTGTTGACAGAATTGCTGGTAGTGAGGTTGTACAGGTTTATGCCGAGATTGGTGACAGGACTCTTTGTCTACAGTATGATGAAGGCGCAGACGAGGGCGCTATCCGCGCGTCTTTTGCTATTTCTTTGAGAGCTGATCTTAGCAAACTAGAAGCTAAACGGTAACTACTACCCCATACGTTTAGTTAGATATAGGGTTCATAATCGGCGTTTTTACTATCATAGCGACGGCTGGTACCAATATTTGTTAATTGTGGATTTTACTTAGGAGAGATGTTATGCAATGGCGAGAATTTAAAAAGTGGGTTGAAGATCAAGGTGTAACTGATCGCATGGAGATTCAGAAAATGCGTGAGATAAATCCTGGCAATTTTGCTGATGGCCTTGATGTTTATATTAGCGAGGATAAAGATTCATTTACTATTGATTAGGTAACTAATGGATTACTTTGACAATAAAGAAGTTTATATTAAGGAGAGACCGTGGATAAAGAATATTTATGTGAGGCAATTAGCACATTAGATGATTGTGTTACTGTTGAGGAAACATTTCAAGACAGTGTTCAGTATGAGTGTGCTTATGACAAGACGATTACGTCGGAGGATTGGGTTGGTTTCACGCAGCAAGAGATGGGTGATTGCATTGATCTTATGGAATAATATATGACAGATCCGAAACAAGCTAACGAAGATAGAATAAAAGCAAGAATCAATGCTTCTGCTAAACGGCATTCTTTACCTGGTGCTAAAAAGGTATATGTAAAACATTGCAGTGAATTGGTAGACTGTACTGGACGAACCCCTTGGGGCGGCACTTGTCTTTTAATTCATCCCGATATAACGGTAAAGGAGTTTTTTAATTAAAGGAGAGACATGCAACATAGAAAAGAATACATTGGCAAGGGCGTAGTATTATTTTGTGGCGATACCATAATAGCTTCCCATCCTACTAAGGATGCAAATTGGCATCACTCGAAATGTAGGTATTGCGGTATGGATGTTGAGACTACTGGTAATGGTCCGGAGACTGACAGTATAATTGAAAGAACTCTCAATGCTAACCACTAACCCAAAACAAGCTAACGAAAGTATGATGCAGGTCAACGCCGGTTACTGGGCTTCTCAGTGGGGCATTAAGCTCCAGGCTGGTCCATTTAAGTTTGACGGGTTCGAGTATCAGCGTGAGCCTATGCAGTCACATGCTCGTCGTATATGTTACATGAAGAGTGCACAGAGCTTCGGCGCTACAGAAATGGAGGTTCTAAAAGACCTGCATGGTATGATAATGGGCAAATACAAATTAGGCGTAGCTCATATATTTCCTACAAATGATGAAGTTGGTGAGTTTAGTAAGTCGCGTTTCAAACCATTAATCGCGAATAACAAAGCCTCTATCGGTAAGTATGTAAAGAATGTCTCTGGTGGCACAGACACTACATCGCTCAAAAAAGTTCGCGACGCATTCTTATTCTTGCGAGGTGCGAGATTGAGCCAAAAGGTTGGCGATTCAACTGAGAGCACGTCATCTAAGACTGCTGGTTTTTCAGTGGATAAGTGCGTGTTTGATGAAGTTGACTATATGGACACTGATGTAATAGAGAAGTATAAGGGGCGTATGGGGCAAAGTCCTTATCGTGAAGAGGTGTATCTGGGCAATCCATCCCATGAAGATTTTGGAATAGATTTAATCCATAAGCAATCTGACCAGAGGCATTGGTTCAGGAAATGTAGTTGCGGCCATTGGACGTGCGCCGAAGAGAGTTTTCCGCAATGTGTAAAACTTCGCAAAGACGGCACAGGCTACATAGGATGTGAAAAATGCGGGAAAGAAGTACCTATGTGGGCCGGTGAGGGTACTGGCGAATGGGTTATTAAATATCCTGAAAAATCTAGCTTCATGCACGGGTACATGGCAAGTCAATTAATATGTGCTCATATCGATCCAGCAGAGATACTTAGCGATTTTAATTCACCTCCTCTTGGTAACTTGGCGGATGTTTACCGCTTAAGACTTGGTAGGCCATATTCTAATAGAGATGAGAAATTAAGAAAGAGCGATGTCTTGGCCAATTGTGGAGGTGATTCTCCGTCCTTTAGTCATACCGGCCCATGCGCTATGGGAGTTGACGTTGGCAAGAAGTATCATGCAGTAGTAATAGGCATCAAGACGGGAGAAGATAGATACGAAATACTTAGGACAGTAAAGGCAGAAGGGTTTCAAGAGGTCCGTGATTTAGCTAGACGATATAATGTTAAAAGTGATGTAGTTGATATTGGCCCATATTATGAATCTGCTCACGAATATCAGAAGGCGTCGGGCCACAAGACCTTTCTCTGTGAATATAGCGATACACAATCTATAGATCAAAAATTCAATGAAACCACCGGAGAAGTAAAAGTAAATAAGACCGCCATTTTTGATAGGTCTCATAGGCTTTTAACTAGAGGAAATATACGGCTTGCTTGTCAGTGTCCAGAAACGGAAGAGTTTGCAAGGCAATGCTGTAACTGTGCTAAGTTTGAGGAGAAAGATAAGCGTAAAGGCACTATGACGTTTAGGTATAGAAAGACCGGAGACCGTCAGGATGATTTTAGAAGTGCCTTGAACTACTTCGTCTTAGCCTGTAGCGGCCATAGAGTTGGCGTGGTTTCTAAATATAAAACACAAACATATACAGAGGTCGATAATGAATACGACCGAAATTAAAGGGAAAGCTAATGACACCTGAACAAATAATTAATATGCGCAATATAGAGTTGGCAGCGCAGTCCAATATCAGGAGCATCTGGCAAGACACGTCAGATTTTGTCTACCCCTACGTCCAGATAACCTCCGAGTTTACAGGCGGTACAAAACGCACGAATGAGATATATGACCTAACCCCATTACTAGATTCTGAGGACATGGTAGCGAATCTAAAACATATACTCTTCCCTCCTGGCCAGATGTTCTTTGCTATTAAGGTTGGCGATACTAAGAAGATGTCCGATAATGATCAAAGATATGTTTCCATGCTAACTGAAGTTGCGCACGATCAGATATTCAATTCAAACTTCATAACAGAGGCTGACGAGATCTTAAGGTCTTTGATACATTTCGGACCGTCGGCTGTATTTTCTGAATGGACTCCCAAGGATGGTCTTAATTATCGTAATGTTGTAATAGGCACTTACCAACTCATTGAGAATAGTAAGAAACTAGTCGATGGTATTATTATAACAGTTAAGTACACACCAAGACAGGCAATGGAAGAGTTCGGCGATGATGCTGGCGAAGATGTCATCAAAGCATCGAAGGACCCCAAAAAGGTTAATGAAAAGTTCGAATACATCTATATCATCAAGCCGAGAGAAAACGTAAATCCAAATCTTTCTACAAGTGTTAATACTAATATGGCTTGGGAAGAGCAAGTTGTAAATGTTAAAGAGAAGTCATTTGCCTTGGAAAGTGGATACCCACAGTTCCCTTATCATATTGCAAGATGGAAACGACCAGCCGACGAAAAGAACGGGCGTGGTATTAGTACAGAATTGCTGCCACAGATAAAAGTCTTGAACAGAATGAACAGGGACTTTAATGAAGTAGGTAATAAATGGGCTAATCCTGCAAGAGAAACACTGTCGTCGTTCGACGGAAAGTTTAGAACTTTTCCAGGTGCTAATAATGTAGTAAGAGAACTCCCGTCAAGCCGTGCTATCGATCAGGGTCTTAATGGCAACTTTACTATTACTGAGAAATCACTTGACAGGCAGACGGGTATTATCGATAGAGCTTACTTCAAGAACGCATTCAACCCAATAGACGACCTTACCGGCGACCGTAGAACGACACTAGAGATTAGAGAACGAGTTCGTGGTACATGGCCGAAGATAGGCAGTCCTGTGGCACGTCTTTGGTATGAGCAGATTTCTAAGTTGATTACAAGATCAATACTGCTTCTTATAAGGCATGGCGTTGTAGAACAACCGCCAGCAGAACTTAGCGGAGTAGGTTTTGGTCTTGAGTTTGTAGGCCCGTTTGCCTTAGAACTTCGCAGCCAACAGAGTAAAGCATTTCAGGAGTGGGCAGCCGTTGTTGGTGGACTTGAAGTCACATTTCCTGGCGCAGTTGACAATGTGGATTCAGACGACGCTATTATGCGGATGGGCAGAACGCTTGGCGTCAATGTCGAAGACATGGCTTCCGAGAATCAGAGGACGGAGAAGAGAGAAGTGAGAGCGGCAGAGAAACAGCAACAGCTAGAACTTGCAACATTACAGGCAGGTGGCCAAGCGTACGGACAAACGACAGGTGCACCTGAAGAAGGTTCCGCCGCAGAATTAGCTATGGGAGCATAAATGGACGAGAAACAAAAAATCACCCAGAGAAATAGCGACTTCATGCAGACCTTTAGCGGGCCTCATGGCGGACGAGTTATTGATTATCTATCGATGTTCTGTTTGAAAAAAGAAAGTACATTCGTTGAAGGTTCTCCTGACAAGAGTGCTTTTAACGCAGGCGCTAGAGCGGTTATGTTAGAAATAGATTACTGGCTTGAATACGACCTGTCTCTATTGGAGACGGCAGGCGAAACTGATAATATAGAACCAGAAGGGAAACAAGATGGCACATGGATTAGCTGAGACCTCCAAAAAGGAGACTACCAAAGCCCCAACAATGTACGAGGATATTGAGCGTTTAGAAAACGTGGCAAGAGGTCATGTAATGGTTATGCAGATTAACGCATACACCGCAACGAAAGTACCAAGACGTTATCCACCTGAAAAGGAAGGATTGAAGGGAGAGATAATTAAGGACAGAGATGGCAATACTTTATATGTAGAGACATTTGAGAAGCCGTATTTCTGCCAGACAGCAGAGCAAGAACAGATATTCAAGGAGAACAACCCCAACAAAAGGTTGGAAACATTTACTATTCAACTGCTGACATCTACAGCGATTAAGAAATTAAACTCTCCTCGAAACATGAAGCAGTTCAAGGAGGCGGTGTAATATGCCAGACGAACCAGTAGTTGAACCAGTAGTGGCTCCAGTAGTCGCACCAGTGGCCGACCCAGTTTACTTCGGCAATGATGGTGGTCTATCAGAGGGATGGCAAGGAACGCTTGAGGAAGGCTTGAGAGAAGACAAGAGCCTTTCTACATTTAAGACAGTGGGCGACCTTGCGAAGTCATTTGTCAATACTAAGTCGATGGTAGGCCAAAATACAATGGAGATTCCTACCGACTCTTCGACAGAGGCTACGTGGGAAGCGTTCCACAAAGCAGGTGGAAGACCAGATAC